CAGGTGGCCACTTCATTGGCAGGCACACGGGACACGGTGAGACGGCGGAAACCATAGTCACGCCACTGATCACAAGACTCGTTAACAATACGATCATGCTGCCTCTCCATGCCCTTGTGAGTCGTACACTTGCGACACTTGCGAAAGTATACGACGGGATGCTGTGGCGACTCAGGGAAGTCAATCTCGATTTTGTAGTGAGAGTGATTAGCGATTTGAACTGCCATGGAGTGACTTTCTTTTGACTCTTTAATAATACAGGCGGAGGCGAGGAAATCTACAAAAAGTGGACGGTTCCCCAACTGGTTTATTTCTCTTTACTTTTACAGCAAACTAGGGTTATATTGCTTTACCTCGTCAATCAATTCATCATCAGACAAACTATCCAATTCGGCATTTTGCATGTCCACAAAATACTTTTGCAAATCATCTAGCGTCATTTGACTCAAGTCCCACTGAATAAACTGCTCTTGTAAATCATCACGAATTATAGTCATTTTACCTCCACTAATTCTTGTTGATACTGCATCCATTGCTCTTCTGTGATCTCATCCACACTCTCTTGAATCACCTGATAGATGTAATCGTTGTTTCCTACATCGTCAAAGATACGTGCAATCAACGCAGGATCTTCTACCTGAGCATCATAATCAAACTCACCATTTTCATCCTTTAAATGACAATCATTCTTGGTATAAATCCATGCGCCACATTCTGCATCTTCTCCCTGTTCTTCAATCATTCGTGATACTCTGTCTTGAAGTTGCTTGAGAGTGTAATTCATGATTCAATTAGTGGCGTAAGTTTGAGCAATTGCATCGGACTTAAATCGTCTGCATAACTTAAACAAGAGTTTCAAGTCATCTGCAATCACATATCGAAATGAAGATGATTCGATGATAAACTTATCATCTTCCAACCAAACTTGTGGAAGTTGTTTCTTGTAGATTGGGAAATCAGTTGGCATAATGTTAATCAACCTCCGAACATGTCGTCGAATAGTTGTTGTCCAGAGCGCTCATCATTTTCATATTTCTTTGCATATTGTGCCATGCGTTCGAGTGCTTCATCGCGAGAGATTGACTCAGGGAAGAAATACTCACGGCCTGATGGAGTTGTGTAGCGCATTTGGGTTCGTTTCTTTTGACTCTTTAATAATACAGGCAAAGGGGGCGAAATCCACCAAAAGTGGACGGTTCGCCCACAGGCACACGTCAGCGAACGTATAAAAATGAACCGTAAGGATCTACGATCTCAGGGTGATCAGTCAAGAAATCAATATAGAACCGAATGCCTTTCGCAGGTGCTTTATGTGATGCTGGTTTGTAACATGCACCAGTCTCTTTGTCGATGAACATGAACACACCATTATTTGAAAAACTGTTATCAGCATGAACCCTGAATTGATTCACCTTGATATATTTTTTGCCTACACTATATTCTAACTTAGAGTATGAACTATGTCCCGATTCAATTGCATTAACTTTCCATCGATTGCTGACAACCTCAAGAAAACATTCGGTGAGATATTCTGTTTTGGATTGAGTGATTGTTGTCATGATGATAATAAAAAGTTTGTGAAGTTTGAATCAGAAAGGGTTAGACCATGACTCATACTTTTTCATGGTGATGTAACCTTCCTTACAAAGTTCATCAGTGAAGCAACTCCATGCTTCTGCTTTTGCAATACTATCTGTTGCCCACTGTGTGCCCATAGTTGAAACTTTCCAGTTGTAACGGAACTGCTCCAGTGCTTGTGCTTTGGTGGTTGATCGCATTCGGTTGAATTCCTTTGACTCTTTAATAATACACGATTTTCAGGTCTGTGCGAGTTTAGTGGACACCTTGGCAACTGGTTTGGTTTGGTTGGTGGTACTCTGACATGCCCTCGTTTTCCTATCTTGAGAACCCTTGCCACCACTAGACCGAAAACCTGTTTTTTCCATAATTCTATCAGGCACGGGTGTTACGTCATTCGCACCGCTCACGATATCAAAAAAACACTAATTAACATTTAACCATCACACGAAGAACTGCTCTAATGGAGTTAAATTAAGTTGCATTGCAGTATATGGAGAAGTTTCATTTATGTTAACTTCAACACCTACTTTATTACAATTGACGGGGGCATGGTAAGTGTGCGTACTGCTTCTCTTTGTTCTTTTATGTTTGACGAATCCCCAGATACAACGAGATTCATCACCATCATTGTAGAGAAACCTACGATCAGATATAGTCCAGATAGCATCCACATTAGTTTTAAATTGTATCGACTCATAGCGGTATCCTTTGGGTGGTTGATGAATAAAATCGGAGGGAAGTTCGATCATAGTTTGCCACTCACAACGGAGGATCCTACGACTCTAGTGTATTGTTCAAGTGTGCCATCTTGAAGACACTTAAGATGAAATCTTGTCATCTGAGTAACACCATCTTCAGTGGCGCCAGTAAGAAAGTTAGCACCATAAGGTTCTTTTAAGACACTAGTATAAAGTCCAAACCGTGTCTTTTTAACGTAAAAGGCATCATCAATCCAGACTTGATCATCAGGAATATTCTTTTCAGTTGTAGGATTAGAACCTAGAGAATCTCTAAGTGTTGTTTTTGGTTGTTGATCAGTCATAATGTTGATACTAATTTAGATAGACCAATGACCATGAGGAATCCTAACATTCCCACAACGTCATAAGACTTAGTTCTGATGAAATATGGCAGTGACATTGTATCCCCAATCAGGTTCATTGTCACCCCAAGATAAACATTCACATGTAAAACAATAAAATAGGCAGCAATCACGAAGATGCTACCTAAGATTCTCATGGGAACGTCTAATCTCGGCAAAGAGATTGATCCATTTGACATAGTTTTTCGTTCCGTGATTCAATAGTTTTCATCATGTCTGAGTTTAGCAAACTGACTAGAAGGTTTACACCTAATAGAACAACGATGGCAGAAAGTGCAATCCTCATGCTGCTACCTCTTCAGGGATTTCAATGAGTTGTCCGAAAGAATCGGACCATGTTTTAACATCATAACAGAACCATTCACCTTTGTCAAAAATATAAGCGTATTCTGCACCACAGTTATCACACTGATCGAAATACTCAGTGATTGATTCTGCAAGTTTAGGTGCATTCTCTTCGATAGATTCGCCACGACCAGTGTAATACTGAACGTGTTCGGCACACTTCTTACGATCCCAATCAGTATCTGAAGCAATACATGACATATTGCCACCGTCAATTAGTTCTGAAACATCTTCTTTGGTGGTATACTTTTTGGATAGAGTAACACCCAACCACTCAGGATAACCATCCCAGTGATGATAAACACTAACAATACCGCCATTAAGTTGGATGCCGATGCGAGCGTTAGTTGACATAAAGAAAGAATGAAAAAGAGAGTGAGAGAGAGGCGGTTCCACGTAAGGGAACACATTTAATTTACCTCTCGATTTGTGTGGAGTTTATCACCAGCAGTAGAGTTGCCAACTGACTCACTTAGGAGTGATGAATGGGTGTCCTGTTCCCCTCCACTCATCTAATATACATGATATGGGTGGTCTGTGGGAGGTTAGTGGACACTTTGTGCCACTGTCCACTCAGTCTCTAATAAAATTATACTTTGCGTCACCTTTTTTCTCTTCTGGCTTATCTTCAGTCAGAACATCTGCGCCGTCAGACTCTTCCAAGTCCATCATTTTTGGCTCATCAGCAATCATAACTGGTTCTGGCTCTGGTGCAGCAACTGGTGCGGGTGGCGTTGGTGCTGCTGGTGCTGGTGCTGTGGGTTCAGGTGAGGATTTTCCACCTAGCAATTCTCCGAATCTTGTCATCGTTGTTAAGGAATAGTACAATTTATTTATTACCAAGTTTTGATTTTGGTAAAGTTGCGATATGAAAACTCACGACGATTTACAAGTTTATAGGTGCCATACTTATTGGTCACAACGTAACCCTCATGATCACAATCTTCATCATCAAACTGTACCTGAACGTTTTCATCAGATGTGATCCCTTTCATCATCAATCGTTTGATTTCCATGATAGTTTTATAGAGCAATGTCATGGTCTTACCCATACCTGCATTAGAAATATCAGTATTCTCACGAATACACTTATTAACCGCTACTTTGAGTTCCTTTCCTCTCTGTTTCTCAGGAAATCTAACAAGATTTGCAACCACAGAAGCAAAATTAATAAGGTAGTCAATTCTACGACTACGGGAGGTAAAATGAGCATCAGTGTTCAGATATCGAGTGTTACTGTTATGTTCATATCTATCCCACTTAGCATCAAAGTTTGCACACATTGTCTTGAGATCTTTACCATGATAACTGGTATGTACTGCTACAACAATACCCTTATCAATCGTCTCGTCAAAGTTATATGTGAGTGTGTTTGGAGTAAAAGTATCAGTTCCACCAAAACCTATAAAATCACCTTGCCAAACTCCTGGAGTCTTACGCAAACACTCGAAACATGTATGTAAGATAGCAGCAACCTTAGGAAGATGTCCGTGATTGAGTTCTATATCATGATGACTATAATTGATCTTTACTTTTACCTTATTGAATACACTTTTTGTACCAACAAACCACTTTCCTTCATTTGTACCGAATACTATAGCGGGAGCACCGTCCCACTTAACAGTGGCGGTGCTGCTACGATCACGCAAGAACTGGAGCATATTGTTAAAGGTCTCGCGATTATATAAAATCGCGTCCTCGGGGTGCTCAAGGTGGGTGTTTTTCATGAGTTTATAATAAACCATAAAAAACGCCTTGTCTGCCCCCTATGTGACAGTTTTTATATAAGCACACCCCCAAAACGATGATACTGATGTTTTTGGGCGCTTTTTATATAAAAGGCAATTTGCCATAAAAAAAGACCCTCACTCGGAGGGTCGTTCTTCTAGTGTATATTTCGATTTCTTAAGTTTATATCTTTTAATATATTTCTCGGCGTGTTCTCGACACACAAAGTGACAAACAGCGTCCTTAGTCTCCAATCTAAATGGAAATGCCTTCCATGGAAATTTCTCTTTTACCATTAATTATCGGATAGGAATATTAAATGACATGATTGTTCTTTGATCATTACTTGCATTTGGTTGTGATTCATGACCAATTGCAGCAGGGAAAAGTATAATATCACCCTCCTGAACGTCTGGAAGTTGCATCATTAATACTCTACCATAGAGAGGATCTAGGTAAGGACATTGAAGCATAGTAGAGGTATGTATCTCGGGATTAAACTCAAGATGGAGAACACCAGATATATTACCAAACCCATGATTATGCAAACCATGATAGTCTCCACAGTGATATCTTTGAGTCCATAGTTGAAACTTAGTATAGTCACCATGTCGAGGAAGACCTACTTTTTGCCAAACATCTTCCAGGGGTTCGCCAATTAATTTCCACCACTTTTCTAGGTATGGATGTGGTGTAACATTGCCAACCTTAAAGAAATCAGTGGTACAAGTATTATTCTTACATTCATCACCATCAAGATCAATCATCTCAAGTAATTGAGGTTTCAACTCGTCCCAATTAGGCAGAGAAATCTTATGAACAGGTATTCCGAAGAGATCAAGTGATCCGAAAGTCATTTGCGTCTTTTGTCCTTTTTGCGAAGTTTAGTGGCTGGTCTCTTTAAATCTTTTCTAAGATTTTGTAGAAACTTAAAGTGTGCTCTTAGTGGGTCAATCACATGTAGACTGACCCTAATATCTCGATCTTTACTCAATTTCAATCCATCGTAAGTTTGGGATATCATCGTCATTATACTGACTCATATCGTCCACAAAAGTCCACTCAGAGTCTTCAGATTCGTCATCAACAACCATCTCACTGACGATTGATTTTGCATCATCGTAACGATCCTCACCGACTAATACTTCCAAACGAGAAGCATAAGTATTTTCTAGATTGTCGAGACAGTTGTCACGAATTTGTTCGATCATTGTGTTTTGCATGTGATTAGTCTAGTGTAAAATTAGTTACTTGTCAACTTTCCAATCTTTGTTACCCTTAACAGGCACCCAAAAAAAGTAACATTGATTCAGTGACTTGAGAAACATCCACTGAGAACCATCTGCCATCTCACGTTCATTTTCAATAGTGCAAGAATGAAAGAGGTCCATCTCATTGGCAAACCTATTCTTTGCCTTCCGAGATAGCGGAGTCACAGTGACTCGTTTGGTCTTGGTCTTGGTCATAGTTGTTTTTTCAACAGTCTTATTGTAAGGCATCTAACAGTGGATTGGTGGGTATGGTGTCCAGTTCATTCAACTGTCCACCCTGTCCCCGAGAACCCTTGCCACCACTAGGGTTCAGTAAATGTTTATTTTGAATTTTCTTTGATTTTCGTTTGACAGGTGTTTTGGTACGTTTCTGCGATTTAGAATATGTCTTTTGGAGTTTTTCTACTCTACGCATGGCAATATCAAAGGAGGATGATAATCCCATTGGATCACCATTGCAAATTACCATCCATTTTTTGCCACAAGGGAGTACAGCAAACAACCCATTAGGTGAGACATAATCTTTTATATACTTACTGTTAAGTATAGTTGAATTGTGGTTATGATACTTGTCTTTCATCTATCCATGACACTCCATAAACTCATCGAGTGTGTAACCTTCGCCAGTGTCAGTCTCTTCAATCAATTGTTCGATTGTAAGTTCTTCCATCTCTTTGCGATATTCTTCTGGTGTTGGATCTTGTGGATCGTAATCGTCATGGCAGAGATATTCCCATTCATGAACAAGTGCGTCCACAAGTTGTTCTTTGGTGTAGTTCATCGACGAATCTCACTGATAGCGGGTTGACCTTGATTAAACACAACATCAACAACTGCCTGAACTTTCTTGGCAGTGCTGATACCTACTCTGTCATAAGTTGGGATGCAAACTAACCCAAACTTCTTCTCACTTCCACCCAGACGGATCACACGACCGATAGACTGACTGATACCGATGTAATCCATGTTACGCATGAAGATAACAGCCTCAAGTCCACTGACGTTGATACCCTCAGACAGAATAGAGTGGTGAAGAACAACAAACTTTTTGGTCTTGTCCTTGCCCCAGGTGTTCAGAGTGTCAAAGAATACATCGCGATTGACTTTCTTGCCATCGATGATTGCACCTGTCTTCGATGTAATAGTCATCCAAGAATAACCACGTTTGCGAAGTTGTAAACAAAACTTAGAATGAGTGAGAAGATTGATGATCTGTTTTGTTGTGCGAGCACAGATCAAAGTTTTGTTGATTTTGTTGTCATCAATAGTCTCAAGCAGATTGTCACAATCATCAGCAAACATAACCTTACGACCTTTGATCATAGGCAGTTGCTTGACTACAACTTTAGGGGGGAGAATGTAACCCTGTTCAACCAACTCAGGAGCAGGAACATTGCACAGAACCTGACCATAAACAGACCAATTCATGCCTGGTTTAGAAGGCGTGAGAGAATGTTTAGGTGTTGCAGTAAAGAAGTAACAACGATTTGTGTTCTCTGCAAAATACTCAGTCGCAGGGAAGAAGTTCTTCTGAACACTATTATGTGCTTCATCAAAGTAGATGTTGTCTACCTCAATGTCTGCTTCCACAACACGATGAAGAGAATGATAAGAGGTAAAGATAATAACATTCTCACCTACTGCACGAGCAGTGTTAGCAAAGACATGAATATCGTTTGCTTTGGTTGTAGAATAGTGGTCGGTTTCACCACTATGAACGTGCATCACATGCGTGTGAGTAGTATCAATCAACTCAAGGAATTCAGAGCACAGTTGTTCTGCCAACAGAATACGTGGAGCAACAACAACAGTCGTCATTCCGTTGTCAATATACTTACAATTCTCCACAACATCCTGAATCATACAGATAGTTTTGCCACCACCTGTAGGCACGATAACTTGACCCTTGTCATAGGCAAGCATACTATTAAGAATGCGTTTCTGATGTGGACGAAGGGTCAGGGTCATTCGTGTTCCGTTCATAGATTAATTATACACAAAAAAACCCCCTTAGGCAAGGAGGTGGGACAGTATGATAACCGTCACATGACTAGAACTGACGAAGTAGTTTCTCAGTTTCGGGATCGAATTTCTCTCGGATACCACTATTAGGCATCCAATCTTCAGGACCAGTTTCCATCATACTATCATAGAGTTCATCGAAATCGTTGTACTCAAAATCAAATTGGTCGTTGTTCATAATCAAGTAGGTTGAGAGTCGCCAGTTAGGAGTTCAGTTGGACCTTCAGAGACAGGTGTTACCATGTCAAACTTTTCTGTGATTGAAATCTTTTCACGGAATGAACTCAGTTCACTGTGAAGAGCAACAATATCACTTTGAGTTTTATTGAGAGCACCTAGTACGAGTTGCTCAAGTTCACCCAATCGTCGGTCAAGTTCACCAACTGTTGCCATTGTAGCATTCAGTTGTTTGGTAAGTCTGTCCTGTGTGTGGATAGAAGCGCGTTGATCTGCCATAATGAGTTAATCTAGACGTTGTATTTATTGGTGATTGGCAAGGGTCTCTCAGAGGACTCTTTAATTATACTCCATGAGACCCCCCTAGGAGCGTCTCTGAGACAGTTTGTAGACTGGTTAGTATAAACTCGTTGGATGGATGTTAACAACCTCTCCACCAGTCATAGACTCGCATTGTGCCTTAGCATCAGAGGGAGAAGGAGAGATAGATTCAAACTCGATAGTTTCGAGTCGATTGTCTCTAGTACGGACTGTAGCAGTGAATGAATTAGTCATGATGATGAAGTGTAGTGACTTGTATTAAAACTAACCATAATTCTATCTTGATCGCTCTCATTTACTCTACTACCATGTTCCAACCAACTTGGAAAGAGATAGAGATGATTCTCTCTTATCGGTAGATCAAATTCGTAGGCATTATAGTCGGAGTAATCTTCATGTAACTCGCACATTCTATATGGTTGTAGTGGTGAAACAAAATAAAGATCACCACTATTTTGTGGTAGATCTAGATAAAGTGCTCCACTCACTACACTATATTCATGTCGATGTCGTCTTGTATATCCACCAGTAGGTAAAACATTATACCAGGTATTGTCAATTTGTACAGGTTTACATCGAAGTTTGTTAACATAATCCTGAAGACAATCTACGAATAATTTACCTACGGGAAGAGATTCTTCAATAGAAAAAGGATCCCATCTGCCATGACTAGACTCTCCAGTAACAGATAAATGGTGGAATCCTTTCTGTCCCTGTTCACCAATTATTTGTTTAAATTTAGAGAGAGTAGACCCCGAAAGGTCATACTCTTCAACTAGAACAGGGAATAACTTCACTTATTACTCTTCTCCATGTTTGGACCTGCAAGAGCAAGTTGAGCATTCTCCATGATAGTCTGTCCACCTTTTGAGTGTGGGATAATGTGATCGATGTGGACTTTATCACCGTTCTCAACATCAGTGATTGGGATAAGTTCACCAGTCAGAGCACACTTACCCTGTTGACGAGACCATAGAATACGACGCCATTCCTGAGGGAAATAACGAGTCTTATCCTTAGTGACAACAATACCACGTTCTTTCAACATGGGGATGAACTCATTACGGATAAGTTCCAGACGGTGCTTCATCTTGTAATTGGTGTTAGCACCATATAGATCCTTGAACTTACAGGAAGAACGACCAGTCTCGAACCTTGCATCTTCCTCACCCCAATATTTACCAACCAACTCAAGATAACACTCAAGGAAGGATTCATAGTCCAGTTTGTTGTTATCCAGGCGGTGAACTTCATCACCCTCGGCATAGATTTCAACCAGAGCACAGTAAAGATCAATCAGACGATTACGAGCACCACCAAGTTTGGTGAAATCACCGACATACTTTACCATCGGCATGAAAGTAGATTCAAAGAACTTCTTGAAGTCTTTGAAGTTGTTCTCTGCCTCAGAGTTTGAGTTGTAATCAGAGTCAAGAGTCTTGGGTGAGAAGGCATCAACCTGACCACGGAAAGTGTAGTAGTTCAGGAGAGATGCAAGATATGCACAGAACTTGTATCGTTCTGCATTAGACTTAAGAACAAAAGTCTTCTTCTCATTGTCAAGTACAAAGCGATCCTTGTACTTATAGTTCAGTTCACGAATACTTGTGCAGATCTCAGATGTGCTGCAGTTACGAAGTTCCTCAGTGTTGAGGTTCTCGTTATCATTCAGACGTTCAAACAAATCACGACGTTCTTCACGATTGAGACCAGAATACTCGATCCATGCAATCGTTTGGTTGTCGATAAACTCAACCAGAGCAGGAAACTCTTCACAACATACTTCATAAGTGAAGTAGTTTGTCTTGTTCAGAGTGTAGCGAACCAGATCACCTTCACCAGTAGGGATCACATAGTTTCCAGGTTGAAGAGCAATCTTATTGTCGAACCAATCCATAATGGTATCGGAACGATTGCCACCGTCGATGTGAACCCAGTTGAAATCTTTGGAGATGAACAACTTCTGGTGATCAATGAATTGCAGATCTTGAGGAACACCAGATGACAGAGCAATCGGTTCAAGAATCTCTACCGATTTCTCAAGGTTGATGAGGTGAAAGATGGAAGTATCAGAGTAACCTTGTGCAAGGGCACTCATATACTTAGACTGTTTATCAGGAATGAAACGCCAAACAGACTCACGTTGTACCGTGCAATCGCGACCAGTTTGTTTGACGATTCTAGAAAAATCTTTGAGTGTAGCGAATTGTGTGACCTTCTGCATCACCTTGCGGGTGGAGAGATCTTTTACTGCGACTTCTGTAATTTTGCCAGACATAATAATAATCCTTGTAGGGACTGTAGTGTGTGTCATCGTGGGGAACCCCCGTCAGACAAATATAGTATGGCAAAGATGATCCATATTGTCAAGCGTTTTTTCGATAAGAGATTCTAATGGGTCGTTCATTGACAGAGCGACCCCTACAGCAGTATGATAACTCTGCTAAGGTTCAATCATCATCCTCTGCTTCTTTAGAGTCGTTATCCAATACTTGCAACATTTCCAACGCTCCTTGCAATTTTAGATACTCTTCTCTCTTCGATTCAAAATTCTTTTGCATTTCTTGAAGTTCTGCTCTGAGATTTTCAGAACGTTCTGTGAGCTCTTTTGAGTAGTTTGCCATAATAAATTTGACTGTTTTTAGTATTTATTGCTATAAATAAAGTTATAATAGGTCAAGATATAATCATGTCTACTAATCCTACAGATGGAGAGTATAATTATGATCAGGAAGTTCTAGATAAATCAGATGCCCCTGCGGCATTTCCGATCAAGTATTATACTCACTTATCGGAAAGACATGTATATAAACAACTTTCTAGTGTAGATGATTTTATCTTCTATTCTTATGTTTGGTTTCAACCAGATCAATATGATGAAGAGAGAGATAATGGTGAATATAAGATTTTAATTAGAGGAACTACATTTCAGCATCAAGCGGGCACAGAAGATAGAATTATTGAGAAGTTTGTCTCACATTCTAACACTGTCGTGTTTGTAGACTGTATGTTTAGAGATACTGGTGTCCCATTTAAATCTAATAGAGACCTAAGAGATTGTGCTAAATGGATTTCCACAATTGCTGGACGATTCAATGGAAATAAGGATCAAATTTATATTGTAAATGCAGACGAAGATACTTTACATCATGTCAATATTAATGAACAAACACTTGCTCTATCTGTTGACAGTAGAACCGAATCATTAGTATGCAGTTATCCAAAAACTGCAATGATGGATGGTCAACTGCCAGAAGATCTTCCAGATAATGTTAAAGAATCGATTGCAAGTTCAGAGGGTATAGCAGACTTTGATGTTAGTGGAGGTACAATTTCAAACGCATATAATACTAACTTCAATAGTGGAGACATGCGTTTTAGTCAACTCCGAGACAAGTTTGGTGGCACTGATATAAGAGCGTCACAATATACTAGAACTAGAAGGATTGTTGCTATTCCCGAAAACAATAATGTGCCTCTTCCAAATGAAACTTGGAAATTTTCTAAACTCCGTGGTGCTGTTAATGGAGTTGTTGCTTCTTGTAATGGCAACTTTGCTCACTTGAAAGCGAGATGGCAAGTCTTCAACAATGATATGATCTATCAAAATGACAATTTCTCTAAAAAAGTTATTGTAACTGGTCATTGTGGTTCATTAGATGTTAATCAACCAGCATTTAGGTGGAACGCTACAGGGAAAGGAGCATTACAATTCCGAGTTAATGGAAAAGTATATGGTTATTCTGGTCCAGGAGGAAACGCAAACTCAGGTAATGGAGGCAATGCAGGATATGCTTTGCACGTTGCTTCTCCCATAGAAGCAAGAAGCAGTGACTGGAATAACAGAATCCGCGGCGGTGGCGGCGGCGCTGGTGGCGGCGGTAGAGGTGGCAAAGGAGGCGGCGGAGGGAACTCTGGCGTTAAGAGATGTTCAGGTTGGTTCTGTCATGAAACCAAAATTAAATGCCGTAAAGATGGAGGCGAGGGCGGCGATGGCGGCAATGGCGGACACGGCGGTCATGGTGCTGGGTATAAATGGACAGGTAACTCTTGGAACAATCGCTTTAATGGATCCCGTACAAACGGCAGCAGTGGCGGTGGCGGTAGCGACCGTTCAGGCGGTAAAGGTGGAAAAGGTGGTGATGGCGGCAACGGCGGCAATTTTGGGGCGAATGGCGCTGGCGGCGGCAACGGTGGTAAAGGATCAAATGGTGGAAAGGACGAGCATGATTGCGGATATCGCGGCAGCCGTGATGGAGAAAATGGGGACAAAGGTGGCGGCGGTGGCATTTGCGTTGGTACTTGGACTTCAAGCGGCAATGGCACCATCGGTTTTATCTAACTGTGAGGTTGATTGCCTCCCTTAACTCCACTATATCCATACATGATTTCAGTATTAGTTCCTGATGCTGAAACAGTAAGTACAGTTACACCATAAACAGTTTCTAAGATTTCATCATCTTCCCAGGTGATGATTTCATCTTTAATATGTTCATCTATCCAACGGTAATTGTTACATTTATATAAACTATCAGATACAAAATTTGAGTGTGATGCAGATCTTTGTTGAAATACTTGATAGTTATCCGTAGGTTTTGTACCTGATGGAGCAAGTTTACTATAAGTAGTAGAAATTACAAAAGATGTCTCCTCATATAATCCTTCTGGTCCATATTTAATTAGTATTGTAGTTTCATTATCTCCATCCTGAGACAAAAAATCTTCTTCGATGAGTTCAGAAACTGCACGACAATTAGTTCTCGCCAAAGAACCTTCTGGTGTTACCTTTTCTATTAATGTAGAGAATGAATTTTCGTTTTCACTCTTTTCTAGTCCAATCTCTACAGTCTGTCTCTTCCTATTAATACGCAAATAGTTTATTGTATAGTCTAGTTCGGTTAAATCATCTACATTCTTTACCGAATCTAGTGCTCTTTTGAGATCTCCAATCGATTGTCTTCCTGTAATCTCAGTAACAAGAGAACATAATGACATGATAGATGGTTCAAATAGGGGAACAGAATCTAAAGAAATATGTTCTTCCTCTGGGCAATTGAGATCATCGGCACTGAAGAAATATCCAATAATATTAAACGTATAGTTTAATAGATTATTGCGGATAACATGTCCATCCCATAGTCTATATGTCCCAGTTCCTAATTGAGATTCAAACCAAAATCCATATAAGGTAGTCCCATCAGATTTTTTTGAAAAGAGTGCTCCAGAATCTCTCCTAGTAGATCTTTTATCAGACCAACTATAAGCGAACAGACTCGGGTTTGCTTCAGTAATTTTCTTAACGTTATCAACGTCAGTCGATGTAATTAAGTTTGGATACTTTCCAGATTGTTGTACTCTTTCAAGTCTTTCTAATTCTACCATTTTTAGATTAAACTCCAATCTTGACCTTTTTCGTAACCAAACCAGCAAACTATCGAATAACGTATACCTTTAGTTACTGGTGTCACTTCATGTGGATATAAAAAATTACTTGGATATATGTGAACAGAGTTAGATTTCTTTTCCAAGTCTATTGTTTTCCAGAACCTAAGTTCTCCACCCTCATAATCATCATTTATACCATATGAAACTGTAACTGAACCAGCATCACCGTTAAGATCCGCATGATATGTTATTCTTCCAGTTTCGGGATACTTACATAACCAGTATCCGCTATATTTATTATAAAGATCCATTTCTTCAGGCAGAAAATCCTCATAGTCTGAATATACTATGGGAATAGTCTTTAACATCACCTTATGGCATAAATTCCACAACTCTTCCTCATCACCAGAACGTGACAGGCATACATGAAATCTACATGTTTCTGTATTTTTCATATTATAAAATTCATCTCCGTTTGGTCTATCGATCTTACCAAAATCAAACTGATCACACAAAGTTATAAATCTTTGGTGATCCTTTTCGTTAAGAATATTGTTATGTGTATGGATATAATTTTGTAATTTCATTCAGTAAAATACTTGGGGCTAATAAATCCAGATAAACTTATTCGTGGACTCTCTTTATACCAGTCAATTTTCATTAAAGAACTGTGAAAAACATATGCTGGATATAGAATTAATCTATTGAATTTCATAGGTTCATAATGATATTCTTCCCAAGCATCATCCATTCCATTAGAGTCGAAATTTACATATTCGTCTTTCGTATCCCTCATTTTTTCAAATTGCCATTCTTTATATTTCCAATATTCTGAAGTTCTTTTGAATGATTTATCAACATTTTGTAGATTTATTTCTCCTGCGTCAGCATGTCTGTAGAATGCAGTACCGCCGTTTTGTTCATCTTTATTCAAATACAATACAAATGCCATCATTGCTGGATCTACATGAGGTTGTAGACATTTTCTTGCACACTGCACACCACCATGCAGTACATTAATCTGATAGTTCCAACGATATTCATCTAATTTATCTTCTGGAATATCAAAATCCGTATACAAATCTAGCAATTGTGTAGCTGCTGAGTCAATCTCAGGGAATCTATTAGGTACATAACCGAACCATCCAGGCAGTAAAGATTCGGATTCCATACTATTCAATACCAGGGGAGTGGATTGAATATATTCTGATATTAACCTATCAGGATCCATTAAAAAATCATCAACAACAACTAGAGGGTGATTTTTTTCCCCTATCTTTTTGTTATTGATGATAGCATCCGCATTGACCCTAATATTTTCGGGTTCTACATAATTTAAATTCATCATAAAATACCCATTTTTAGTATTTATTTCAGTTTTTTAATCTCCTCTCTGAGGGAATCAATCTGATCAGATTGTTCCTTAATTGCTTCAATAAGCAAAGGAACAATCTTTTCATACTTAACGGTTAGGTAACTGTCGTGTGCAGAATCAGTAACTGCTTCAGGTAGAACTTTTTCAACCTCTTGTGCAGAAACACCAACATGGTCAATTGTTGTATCTTTACCAAATTCATCAAGAGCACGTTCGTTAAAGTTGAATGTAAAACCATTCAAAGAACGTACTTTTTCTAGAGCATTTGCAATAGTATTTCTATTGGTCTTCAGTCGATCATCTGATACGAAAGCAACAACGTCTCCTTTTATTCTTAAGTCATTGGAGTTTGAGTCGTAGGATATTCCAGAATCAACTCTCATTCTAGTGTACGCACCACCCCCCGCATTGCCTTTCTGTAGAATAAGATAGTGTGGACCAGAGTCATTCCCTAAACCATTGACCAGAACGTCATCGGTTTTACCCGCCTTGCCAGTTGTATCTTGGTTTAGTGTTGGAACCACTGAAGCATCAAGTGTTCCTCCTACGATATCATCAGCACTGATTTCAGGAACTACACTAGAAGGTAGTGTTCCTGTTGTGATGTTTGATGCGTTTAGGTTAGTGACCTCGGAACCATTACCAATAAATTTACCCCTGAAATTAGGAGCATAAACTGAACTATTCTCGTATTTGAAATTACTGACTACAACAGTTTGGTTTTCACCAACGTTATGTAAAATGCCTTTGAGCTTATCAACACTCTGTGCCTTAGTCGCATTAGAGGCAGTTCCTGTTAAATTACCAGTAACGTTACCAGTGATTGTACTACTTACGTTGAGTGTGCCACTAAATGATCCATTACTACCACTTATAGTTCCTCCACTGAAACTATTTGCGGTAATAATATTACCTTTAAAGTTGCCAGAACTATCTCGGGAAACAATACTAGCACTACTTTGATTAGTAGAAGACGTATTCATTCCATCAAGTAAGTCTGCATTAAAGTTGGTGACTTTAGTTGTAGATACACACTTGAATGGTGCGTTACCAGTGGCACAAGTAGATTCAAATTGGAATGATTTTACTTTACCATTAGTACCACAATTAATATCCAGTTGAGTGACACCATTAGCAGTATATCCATTCAGATATCTGATCTTAGCATCGGCACCTTGGTCACCACTACTATTACCAACTTCCAACTTAGGTGTTTTGATAATACCACTGGAAGAAGGTTCCATGGTAAGTTCTTGCGATGTGATATTGTTAATCGTCGCAGAAGAACCACTATCAGTACAAGTAATTGTTGATGTTGCAGTAATTGCCGTACAATTAATAGTAAGAGTACTAGCAGTTTTTGGATTTAATGTAGTTGCTTTAACATCATTAAATATTGCAGTTGGACCTACAATTTGCTGATCAAATTCAATTTCCCTAATTCTTGCAACAGAAGATCCACCCTGAACTTCTAGATCTCCAGTCAAAGTTAGATCTGTACCAGAACCAGTAGTATAATTAAGAGTCTTAATAGTGGCACTAGATCCACCATCAGTAACAGTCAGGTTATTTGTTACCTCAAAGTTAGTTGCAATACCAGATTGAATTTTTGGTTGATTTAGATGAGAGACAGAAGGTGCATGGAAGTTGGTAATAACACCAACATTGATATATGCACTAGTAATAGCAACTCTCGAAACACCTTGATATGTTTCACCACCGCCTTGTACTGGTAGTGCTACACTTCCTCCACCAGTATCATCTGGCATACCAGGACCAGTAAGACTTACAATGTTTGCATGGCCATTAAGTGTAGATCCTGATCTATTACCAATTGTCAGAACTCCACCAGGTCCAGTAGTTCCAACATTGAAATCAGTAGCAAAACCAGTTTGAACTACAAGATCTTCAGCAAAGAACTTACCACTACCATTCAGTGGATCTTGTTCTCTTACAGATATGTTACTACAGGTAATGTCACCCTTGATTGAGTTAATACCAGTGTAACCAGAAGTAATTTCTCCTAGGAAATCAACCTTACAATTGGATTTGAAGGAAACATAAGTACCAACAACTTCCATATCGTGAAGTCTGGATGTGCCTCCCTCATGTACTTGAGTATAGTATCCATAAGTTTCCCACTTAATACCCTCATCGGAGAATCCACCAGAGAAATTATAAGCATAGAAGTTTGCAAGTTGTCTAACAACAATGGAGTCATAAGTAACACCAGAGAATGTCTGATTAGATGCAAATGTAACAATACCAGCAACAAATAGGTGATCTAGTTTAGTTACACCATTAACTTCTAGAGTATCTCTCCATCGGAAAGTAGAACCATCACTAGCACCAATAGATACTTGATCTACGGTGTAGAAGTTTCTATGCTTCTCTCTAGAAATAACACCAAATCTTCTCCAATCACCCTCGGCATAAATGTGTCCAACATACCCACCATTATCAGGAATACCAATGAATGAAAGGTCACCTGATCTCTTAGCACCTGTTGGAGTTTGAATACCAACTGTCATCAATTTACCCTGAGGTGCATTACCTCTCAGGAAGAAGTTCTTAGTTTCAATGCCGGCATCCGAACTATTAGCAAGTTTTTCGGTGAAGTTTACAGGACCATAGAATTGGGATGTTCTATTGTTATTATCACCACCCTCAACCGTAATTGATTCCCTAACAAGTAGTTCATCAAATACACCAGAAACTCTCTTAGTTCCTTCTGCCTCAGCATCATCTCCAGTATATGAGAAGATGGGTGCGCCAACAACTTCTTCTTCACCAGTAATAGACGATAACCTCTTATATCCAGTATAGAAGTCACCACTGTCATTCATTCCAGTGTATACAACTTTACCACCATCAAGTTCTTTCTTTTGTGCGGCAAGTGTTTCTATATCTGTTAGAACTCTATCCTGTTTTTGTGGCAGAGATGTTGAGTAGTTACCAGATCCATAACCTAGATATTCAAATGTATGTCCAGACGCACGGAGAATAGATGGTCTACGAAGTTCCATTGGAAGAACTGCAATCTTCTTGATAGTTGATCCAACTGGTGCTGAGGTATTAACTGTACCAAACTGACCACGAAGAACACTATTAATATTATCACTGGTGAAACGCATGATTTCTGAACCAATGACAATATAATCTCCTTTACTAAATCCTTCTGTCGAAGTAAGAGTAAGTACAGTATCAGTAGAAGTGATTGGAGCATCAACAGTGGTGGAAATACCAGCATAGAAATAAGATGCTCTACCTGCAAGATTATTTTCACCAAGACCTAGAGTCTTAGAGTTTGCACTGATACCAGTACCAAATAGTCTAGTATTAATTGTGTCATATGCAGTTATGAAACCAACAGTATGAACACCAACACTGAAGTGAATACTCCTTAGTGGATTATCATTGTCAACATCATCAACGATAAAGATGTTATCATCCCAATTACCATTTCCAGTTCCCTGAATAGTAAAACAGTTACCAGCAACCAAAGTATGGTTAGCATCTGTTAGAAGTTTTACAGAGCCTTCATCTCTGTCAATAACATCAATGTAAGTTACTCCAACACCAATATTTGCATGATGATATGTTGGGAGTCTTCTGTCATCTCTGACAGTGAAGTATGGTCCTAGTCCTCTAGATTGTGGAATTTCTACAGAGATTGACTTAGAACTTGGAATGTCTACAATTTTAAATGTTCCATTCAGAATAGGATCTGCGAAACCAGATAGGTGCATACCATCATAGATGTTATCAAATACACCAGTAACTTCAACAACAGCATTAGTTGTAGGAGATCCTGCTGGGAAAGCAGAGATAGTCATGGTATTACCAATACCATAACCAGTACCACCATCAAGAATCTCTACACTTGTTACAGTACCAGCGGCAGAAATTTGTACTTTAGCTGATGATTGTTTGCCAGTTAAAGCAACGTTTTCGAGATCTGCAGCATAGATAACAGTCGAAATACCAGAACCGTTATTATATCCAGAACCAGGCTCGATAATATTAAGACTCTTAATCTGATTGAATCTATGTTCTGAATCCGTGAACATTGTAAGAGTGGTGTTACCCGTACCAGTGACAACTGCACCAGTTACAGCATAACCAACTCTCTGACCTTGCATGAAATATGACAGTGCCTCACGAGTCAAAGAGTTCTGTCTATTATTAGAAATTACGTTACCAATAACACTTGCATTAGCATGAGTGATAGATGGTTGTGGATCAGATGTATAGTTGTCTCTATCTTGTTGAGGATATAGATTTCTAATATCCTGCGAGAAGGACTTAGTAGATACACCGAAACCAAGATCCTTATCCAAAGGAATAGAACCACAAACGAGAGTTAGGTTATATACACCATCTTGTCCAGAAGTTCCAGGAATATGTGGTTTAGACTCTTGCACTCTATACACATATAGAGAGTCCAATGCTTTAGATCTTTCAACTATAGGAAGATCTTCAATTTGTTGTTGCGTAGTTCTCTCGTTAATTTCATTAAGGAATGCACCAGGATCCGTAGTAATACCAGTAATGGTAAATGCCTTACTAGAAACTACATTATCAATTTCAAACTCACCATTAAATCCAACTTTATAGGTATTAAGTGGATTGTTAACGGACTCTACATTTTTAACTTTAACTAAATCACCCTCAATCAATCTGTGAGGAAGTTCAGTTGTGATCGTAATAGTTGTGCCATTAAAATCAGCACTCTTAATGATCTTAACATTCTTAAGTTGAGTTGGGTTAGAGAGATCCGCAGTTAGGAAAGATGCACTACCAATACCAACAGTCTTAGATTCCTGTAGAACAAATCCAGGTTTAGGAGCACGAGCATCAACATGTTCTTTAGGTAGAACATATCTAACACGATACAATCTATCGATAAGGGATCTGTTATCTACTCTACGTTTGACGTATGTTGAACCAGTTTCATCACCAATAACACCAGCACCAATAGTTTGAAGTGCTGGGAAGATCTGGTTAAATGTTTCACTGGGGTGAGCAATAACATACCACTGTGTATTAACATTATCCCATTGAATTGGGTGTCCAGGATCTCCTGGTAATTTATCAGTAACTCTAGAAACTACAGTTAGTTCACCACCACCATTAGCCAAACCAGTTAGAGGTCTACGAGCAAGAGCATCATTACGTGTAGATGCTAACTGAATTCTATTTGCAGCAAGGTTACCACCAGCAATAGCATAGTAGATCTTATCATTAACAATACCGTTTGGAGTTTCTCCAGTATTAGAGAAGATTCTAATTTTCTCACCATTATTGAGTTGGTGATTAGTTGTTAGGGTAATAACATTAGAAATAATAGCATTGACACCAGAATTTCTAATAACTTTATAGTCTTTCTCGGACTCTACACCAGTTCCTGAAGGAACCTGCATAAGAATTGGAGTCTCATAAGTTTCCTGAACTGCCTGACCAGTGAGAGTATTAACAATACTCAAAAATAGTTTATCTTCCTTCTTGGCACCAATTCTATAAGAGTCAACCTGTGCAGGTGGAACAATTTCTTCTGTATTATAATTAAAGAGATATAGTCTATCAGTAATACCAACACCAACAGTTTTTGGTGTATCAAGTGTCAACCAAGATGCCGTAGTTTCTGCTTTTTGGATTTCTCTTGGGGGTAGAACGTGAGTGATGTATCCTACATCATCACGATTAAACGACTCTGGTCTAAATCCTGATGATTCCAGAGCAGTTTGTCCAAAGTTAGAGTTAGAGTTAGTAATTGAAGCATCACCACCTCTTTCTGCATGGAAATGACGTGCATATGCAATAGCAAAGATGGAAACTAACTGAACAACAGCATTGTTCCTTACTCTCATGTGAGAGGTTTCAAATGTTGGTTTATAGATTGCTCTTGAGTTTGAGTGTAGAGGTCTATCTGAATCAGATACACTCAGATCATCATTGAAGATTGCAGTGTCGGGATTGTAGAGAATGAAAGCATCATCATCTTTCTGAATAGAAATACCCGTAAACTGAGCACAAACCATGGACTTAAATCCAGTGGCTTTATCACCATCACAATCAAGTCCATTGAGACCGTATACTGAACGTAGAGAGCAGTTAAAGACGTAAGGTGATGCAGAACCCACAGTATCGGGTTCGATGATTACAGACGAATTCTGGATCTCCTGAGACGTTGGCAGTGCTGTGATAGGTACACTGGGAGCAAGATATGTGAACTCAGTATCGCTGATAACTTCCTCAACTAGGAAGGATCCGTTGTATGAGTTAACAGATGTTGTGATACCAGCAATAAGAACAGGAGTATCCTTGAATAGTCCATGTGCCTTTGTCGTGTCTACAGTGATAATATTATTAGGAGTATTACCGTCACCAGACTTAATAGAAGTAATACCAACTGGGTCAGCAGCAAGGTCACCAACAATTCTAAATTCGTCTACACTTGGTTCAAAATCATCGAATGTAGGATAATCGGGAACAGGTCTACCAGAAGCATCACCATAAGCTTTTGCTACCTTAAAGTAGAACATATCTAGGTCGGTTAACCCAGAATCCTCTCCATTGATTATTACATTATTTACACCATCTGCATAGGTAAATGCAGCTAGTTTATGGTGAGAACATGTAGGAACCTTTGTGTTACTATCATAGTCATAGTATGCGGTTCTAGAAATATCTGCATCAAAGATCGTGAAAGCGGTAAAGTAACAAGTACCAGTAACACGAAGAATACCACTATATAATTGGTTATCATCTAGTGCATCGGGTACATATAATGGTCTCAGTTTAGTTTTACGAAGATCCAATCCAATGATAGAAGTACCACGGGGGAGAATTGATCCGCCTTCCGTGGAGTTATACTTATAAAGTTCGTTGTTTGGATCTAGAATATCAAAATTAGTTTCCGAAGTAAACTGAGTCAGATCAGCAGGTTGCCATCCTGCATTTTTCCTAATACTAAATTGAGCAGATCCGAGATTACTCGTTACAGTATATCCTGGTCTGTTATCAATGTAGTGAATGCCAGGGAAAACCAGAATGGTCGTTCTATCAATTTTGTCATTATTTTTGCCTGTTTGATAAGAAAATCTAGCAGCTTCAATTAAAGCTCGTTGAATAGTTTTGAATGGTCTCGTCTGTGAGTTACCACGGTTTTCAATACTATCAGTAGCATCAAAGTCGCTTGGATTTACATATAAAATATTACCTTCAGCGTTCTTTAGAAAATTTTCTAATCTTGATAGAGGCATTTTATCTGCTCAATATATTATTCCTTTTTGTATTTAGACAATGAAAAAACCCCTCCAACCCTAAGGTCAGAGAGGTCGCACTTCCTTCACACATACTGATTATATCACAAAAATAGTACCTGTGCAAATCATAGTTACTCCATTATGTTTTTTGATTCTGTGCAGATAACCCATTTATAACTCTTTTTCATTTCATTTGCAAACCACTTGGCATTAATTTCGTCATCAAAGTATCTGCTCTGTTGTTGAGGAGAAAGTTTTCCTGGTTCGGACCATCGAACAATGTATTTACTCACAAAAATAGTACCTGTGCAATCCTTTCATTATTTTTGAACCATCCAGGAGCCATACTTGGTGCATGTAGAACATCTACAGGGTAAATAAGCATCCTATTATATCTCATTCCAATCTCTGCCTCAATTTTTAGTGCAGAAGACATTCGTAACGTATCAAACAAACCCTGGTAAGATTCGGTGCATTTATTATCGGCACTTGTTATCTCAGTAAACTGTTTTTCATATAGTAGAGATCTTTCTAGTCCTTGTTTGTCAAGATAACTATAGAAGTTTGTGCCTCCCTGGCATTCCTCAGGAGTATTCAAATAGATTACAACTCCAAATCTAGATGGCAATTGAAACCTCAAATATGTATCTTGGTGAGGAATCAACCCAAAAGGATTATTGACTAGTGTTTGGTTACTAGTAAAGTTTACTAAAAACTCTGCATTTCTCCAATTAGTTTCATATGATAACTCATCGTACCAGTTATTCCAGATAGCACGATTTCTAACAAAATCATCAATAACTTCTTTTATATTACGGATATCTTTGTGTGGAATTGCTAGTCTATCACCAAAGTCGCAGTGTTCATTGATCTTTCCTGCTTCACCTCTACGAGTTAATGCAAATTTTCTAACTTCATCAGGATTTTGATAAAGATTATCAATTACCATACATGTAACTGCATTTGGTCCAATACCGTCAAGTTGAGCAACTTCTAACGCATTACCGATCTCAAACATATTTGCAACAAATTTATATTATATATGGGAGATGTGGGGATCGAACCCACCTTATCCGAATTATGAGCTCGGTGCATTCACCAGATTGCTAATCTCCCTAAACTCCCCTTCCTGGGATCGAACCAGGGACCAAACGATTAACAGTCGTTCGCTCTACCGCTGAGCTAAAGAGGATTGTCTTTTTTATGCGTCTCTAGAAGATATTCAACAGTGTTTGCTACATCATTCATAGCATCACGAAGCATAGGTTGTTGACCAGAAGTTTGTTCTACTTTAGTAGTGCCATTCTTAAACTCCTCGCAAAGAGTCCAACGCCATTGACCCATACTATTAGAATACCAAAGATTGATCTTCATGGAACCTCTAGATTTAAAGGGGGCATTACACCCCCCAGAACTACTTGGTTAACAAGGCTAGTTTAACCCCGATCTCCCATTTAGGCAGTCGCGAGTTCGCGAGTGCGGGAGAATGCAACGATGTTATTCGCTGCGGTGTCAGATGTTTTTGCATCTATGGTTTGCTTATCCAAGCAGGTTTCAGTCACATTCCGTGTACCCTGTCGAAACCATGGCACCCCCAAGTAATGGAGGTGAGGGGAATCGAACCCCTGTCCAGAATGTCGATGATGCAACCTATTCCACAAAAGTGGAAAGCCCACAGTCGGATTTGAACCAACGACCTACGCTTTACAAAAGCGTTGCTCTACCACTGAGCTATGTGGGCAGGAAACAGGATGCCACTCTTTTAAAACATCCTGATACCAATAATATAGACTAGAAAAGGTTAGATGTCAACAGGTCTTGGAGGAGGACTTTTAAGACCAGAGTTGTGAAGTCTTTTGATTGCTTTGGATAATTCTGGAGTTTCATCCCATTGCCAAATTTCTTCGCGTCCTTTTTTATCTACTTTTTTGAACTTTTTAGTACTCATTTTCCGTCTCCAATAGTAATGTCAAGTACTCGATCAATTTTAAACTTATTGGAACGTGCATCAACCTCAACGGCATCCATTCTTTGTTCCAATCTTTTCAGTCTGGTGATAATATCGCCAACTGCTTCACCAATATAGTCAATATTGTCAAGCAAAAGCTCATTACCATACTTTGCATTAGGTTCGCTTTTAATTACTTTTTCTTCTTCCATGTTATCCTCTATAGTCCATGTAGATGTTTCCTGAAATTGTACTGCCAATATTACCACTATTTACGAAGTGAAGCAACATTGACGGAAAAATAATAATACTTCCTGGTCCTAGATCTGGTTTATAGTCTGGGGGAAAAGTATGGCAATTGAGACCATACTTTTCTTGAATGATGCCTAGCGAGGGATTTAGAAATGATGTTTTGGATCTTACCGTTTCATAGATGATAAAACTCCATTGACATACTGGATGAATATGTGGATCTTGATAATCATTCTCCTTATATACGTTCCTCCACATATGATCAATACGAGGATTCATAGCAATTAGACCCTCGGGACCAAGATTTTTCTCAATTACAGTAACTAAGTGCTGCATGGCATCATCACTAATATCTAGTTCAGAATTAAATGATGATGGAGTGTTTGAATCCCAAGTTCCTATAACTTCTTCATCTTTGCATGGAGGAATCTTGAATAGTTCAAGATCAATAGTGTCTTCAAAGATTGGAATAGCAAAGATTTCTTTCTTCATTTTTTAGCAGGTAGGGGATCCTTCCTCATAGTTTTATATACTAAAGTTGCTCTAAGTCCTCGGTAATATTCTCCATTGGGAGGAGCACCTCTATGTGGAATATTACCTTTGAAGAAACATACTCTTCCTGGTTTTGGTAGAACTTCTACAGTTTCCCCATTATGTTCAATAATAGTTGGACCACCCCATTCAGGTTCCCATCTCTTATTTACATAATAGATCCAGCTTAATCCATTATCACAACTACAATCTTGATGAATAGTTGTATCATGAATATATTGTTGTCCATTGACTAGGACTTCCCCTAATTCAATATCAAAATTAATAGAACCTACAACTGCATTATACAACATTTCGTAGGCACTGTCACCTGAAGATTCCGATTTAGGTGGATAGATTGATTGTTTGAAACAAGGAACTTCAAAATCAAAGTCAGCACCTTTATCATAATCCCAATTTGGCGTGCCGTCTTTGTTATCCTTACGTCCACTACAGAGACCATACTGCCATCCAAATCCATGCAGAATTGTTTTGTCCATGTGATGAATAAACCACCATGGAAATAGATTATCAATCACGAAGATCTCATCCTTTGACAGATCGTATTGTGAAAAATTTAAAGGTTCTTTAGAGCAGTCAATATGTATCATTAATAATATGAGAGTATAGTATATATCTGGAGATTAGATCCCCACTTCACTCCAATCAAAGTCCTCAAGAGTCTTTGCTTGGTTTTTTTGTTTCTCTCTCTTATCATTAACAAAAGCAATACCTTGCAACATACCCCAGGCAGTAGTTTCTTGTTCTCCTCTCAACTCTCTAACAATTCTAGTTCCATCAAGATATTTGTTAATCTTGGGAGTATTTTCAGAAATTTTAGAAGACATCTCACTTTCTCTACTTGCAATTGCACTGGTAAGACTACCACAACCATTAAGACTTGGATTATTTGGACTAACAGCAGTAGTTCCCATAATAGCTGACGGTTCTGTTCCCCCAACTCCAACTGTGAGAGTTTGTCCCTCTACTGCATATGTAGCAGCTGTATACGAGTAAGTGTATGGAATCCCACCGTTGGCTGCATCTCCCCCATCACCAGCCCGATCAACATCTTGGAGTGTTGGCCAAGAGGAAGCACCTACCCAATACTCAGCAAATCCTGCACCAACTGGAGGTTCGGGTTCTTCTCGAACTTCATGCCATTTTTTTGTTTGCTTTGGATCTCCATTATTAATCAAATCGATCTTATGACCTCTACCAACTCTATTTCCATCAGCAATTCCAATTTCTACTGGATCGATGGGGTTTTTAGTAGCTTCAAACTGAAGATCTCGATTATTAGGTCCCCTAACAATAAGAAAAGAAGCATGAGAAGCACCAATTGAAGTTTGTGTATCTAAAAATACTGCAGGGTAAGCTTCTACCTTACCTATGGAAAATATATTAGATGATGTAGTACCTAAAGAAACACTACTCATTACAGCAAAATCAATGTTCACATTATTACTATATCCACCAGCGAGATCGAGATTAGCAACTGATGTACCAAAAGACTCAATGAAAGTTCCAGCAGCAAAGAAATCCGAAAAGATGATATCTCCTATAGCAAATTGTGACATGAATCCTGATGTGGCATCGCTATAAACTTTATTGTCTGCACCAGTACAAAATCCACTTACGTTTACTCTTACCTTTGGATAATTTGCCGTTCCTAATCCAGTAACAACTGGAAGGTTACCTGTTTGAAAAACAACAGGATCTTCCAAATCATCAGTAAGAAGATCACCAACTTTAATAATACCTCCAGTAAAGGCGGTTGCATTAGAATCAAATATAACAAGGACACTTGTTAATGGGTCGATGCTAGAATCTTGAATCTCATCGATTACATTGGAACCGTACTCTTTATTCTTAGGATACCTATAATACTTACAACCATAATAATTAATCTGTTGACGTTGAGCTGGGTCCTTTACAACCTCCCAAGTTTGAATGTCTTCATCATCACCCCAGATAGAAACTGTATCTGATTTTTGAAGTTGCCAAATCAATGGACTTAAACAACCAGCTGCAATTCTTGCATCATATGCATCTTTAACTGCAGTAATAGTAGTATTAATCTCACTAACTAGAGGAACAGTCTTTTGATCCAAAGCTTCTATTAGTTCATCATACTCATCCGCAATGGCATCAGCAATACTGAGTTGTTCAGTCATTGCCTCTACTTGATCTTTTGCTTGATTTCGTTGCTGTCGCAACCTTTTAGCCATTTCAGCAGGATTCGCTTTCATTATCCGTTCACTCCTTCTCTGTAATCATAGTTATATCCAACAATAGAACGTTGATCCTGTCCAGGATAATCCTCGATCTTTCCTTCATACTCAACGACGATCTTATCAACATCTTTTCTTTCACCAAAAATTGTGTAATAGTAATTGAAGTAAATTCCCCCACCAATATTAATTACACCGCCATTATAATCAACCGACTCTACGTATAGATTTTGGTTTTCTCCAATAGGAGTTAAATTAACAGTGATGGAATCTTCATGTACTAGACCTTTCCAGTATTCTGGTATTGGAATTACATTGGATTCCGATTTACCACGATAATATACCGCAGCCTCTGGTCCTTCTATACAAATATGTGTCAGTCTCCAACCTTTCTTGGTTGGGTGATGCATATCAAATCCTTTTGGTGGAGATGCCACAGCGATAGCAAGCTTAGCATCTAACCATGGGGAATTAATAACACCAGCAACATTGAGTACTCCATTGACATTATCTGCACCATTTTGCACCTTCACCGAATTACCAACTTTCAATGCATTGGCAATATCAACACCATTTTTAAGACTTAACGCATTCTTAATTGTAGTACCAAGTTTAGTTGTAAGACCAGTAAAGGTACTAACTGCTTGAACATTGAAAATACCAATGATATTTGCAATCCCAATTACTTCTAATGATGCTGGAACTGATATGCCCATTGGGGGACCAATCATTACTGTAGCTCGTGGAGCCCCAACGGTTCCATTTGCACCAAAATATGCTGGTCCATTACAAACTAATGTACCAGGAAATACTCTTGAAGCAGCATCCAGAAAAGAAACGTCTAATGCTCCGATGATAACCTTATCACCGAACATTCCTATTGAGCCAGTAACTGCCATTAGAAGAAGTCCTTAAATTTATCTAGGAACTTAAGAATACCTCCCAAGAAACTGCCCTGGAAAATATCTGTCATAGTTCCACCTTCATTTGAAACTGATCCTGTATTTTCGACAAAAGTTGCTCCCAACGATAAATTATTGGATCCAAGGATATTTACATTGGTCCCTCTAATATGACAAACAGCACCTTTAATATAAACATGTTTACCAGAAACAAGAGTAATTTCACCAGAACCATCCTCAGCAGATAATCGAATATTTCTACCCTTAAGGATAATATCTCCATCCTGAGCATCAATCAAAATATGACCAGAACCAGCTGTTAAGATCTTAGCATAATCATCTTCTGTGGTTGATTTATACCCACAGAGTTCATATGAGGTTCCATTACATACAGACTTATAATACCCATCTTTATAATATGAGAATCCCTGAGTTTGATCAGTAACAATGGAAAAATCGGTAGTTTTACCCTTCAACTCACCCGAATCGATCAATACCCCAGATTCCATTCGGAATCCAGGATAATTTCTAAAATATTCTTTAGTAGTTGGTTTTTGTGTGCTCATTAAATACAGTCGATAACTTGAATTACGAGATTTTGGTTTACATCGTCACCTGCGCCAGTATCTTTCGTGGTATTCGGTGAATATGCCAAGACAGGTCGTATCTTTCCACCAGTACCAGTACTTGTATTTATTATGATAGGAGGGAGCCTTGTGAATCTATGATCACAGTCTTTCAAATCAACACCAAGAATTGATCCAGATGGACTTAGTTGTAAATCAAAGGTGCAATCATCTCCCACGTCTATATGATCAGTAGGAGTGTATCCAATTCCAGGTCCTATAATTATGAAACCCGTAAAGATTCCCACTGGTGGATCTGAGGGTCCCGAAGATCGTCTAGTAGAGAAATTGTAAGTATTGGTTCCAGCAATACCAGCGAACTTATTACCTGCAGCATCAGAAACTGATCCCCGATCCATGGTAATAAAATAATCTGTTGCTAACTTCAGATCTTTATCTGGATTAATCTTGACAACATCTATTCCAATGAATTCAACCTTATCCATGTCTTCAATTTCAATTTTTTCATGAAGATCATTAGTTGCTAACTCTGAAATTGAAATTGTTCCCTTTCCTCGTACAATTTCCTCACTAAATGTTATGACTATATTTGTAGATGAATTAATACCACTAGTGTTATCTGCTGGGGTAGTGAAAACAATATACGGAGCTTGCAAGTCCTTTATGGGAGTAAACTTATCATCATCGCCATCGCCACCACCGTCGTCATCATCGTTGGGGTCATCGTTAGGATCATCCTCAGGAACCAGAGGATCAAAGTTTGGACAATAATATTCTCGACCAGTCTTTTGATCTACCCAGATGAAGCCAGATTCACGCTCCATTCTAGTTTTACCTTTATATTTCTTTTTCCTTAGTCTAGCTACAACTTTACAATCATTCTTGAATGGATCTGGAAATTCTAGGTTATTGGGATCATCCTCTTCGGGATTGGTATCGGTATCATCATCATTTGGAGGATTAACTGGTCTTGTTCCACCAGGTGCTGGACAATATCCAGAACCTTCTTCAAGCATGAATATTTGTTTTACTCTACCTTTTGCATCAACGGTACATTCTGCAATTGCTCCCCCACCATATCTGGTTTTATCGATAATACATATTTTTGGCGGGAATCGATAACCTCTTCCTCTATTTGTTACCTCAATAGAAAGAATACTTCCGTCATCTCCCGAGATGATAGGAACTGCTTTTGCAGTTTTTGTGCATGTTCCAATAATTTTTACCTTTGGAGGTAAACAATATGTGAATTTACTTCCAGGAGGAATAGTATCTGGAATATCATCCTGACTCTTGGGATTGGACGTTGTTTGATTACAATCAAAGAACTGTGATACATTTCCACCCATCAAACTGAGGAATGAAAGACTTCCATCACCAGCTGCAGCATCTAGATCATCAAGATTAATATCTAACTTATCAGTTTTAATGATCTGGACATTATCCAAAACACTGGAAATTTTACCAGCAGCTTTTGTAGATAGTCCCCATCCCTGAGACCAATCATCATAATCCTTACATTGTAGGTTATCACATGCAAGGAAACTCATGATCATGTTAATGTATCCACCTACCTTTCCTAGTAGGCTTCCAATACCACCAAGAGCACCAGTCAACCAATCCAATCCATCCATGATTGGTTCCAAGGCCTCGTCGATCGCATCAGTCATCTTTGCAATCATTGTTGCAACTGCTTGTTCTACTCCACAAACAGATGCACCAATTGAGTTATTCACTAACTTTCTCAAGAACCCAAAGATATAATCGTAAAGATTAATTCCTAATTTTTCCAGGACACAGAAGAGAATATCCATGATTCTCTTAAGGGCAGCTGCAACAGGAGATTTTTGTGGTTCTGGTACAATTAGTCCAACGAAGTCTCTAAATCTTTTTCCTAGGAACTTAAATATTTTATCTCGAAGAGTATTGAGGATCATCTTCATCGCACCAACGATGAGTCTAGATGCTTTACCAACAATTCTTCTTATGTCAGCGACAAAGTTTTGTGCAGCGTTAATATAAGTCGATCCAAATTTCTGCAAAGAATTAATAGTTTTAAGAAAACTTCCTATTGCATGAGTAACTTTAGAGATAGCATCATTCTCACATGGATTAGACCCACTATGAGGTGCAAGAGACGCATTACCAAAGTATTGACTGGAAGACTGTACGACTCTTCTAACACCCTCCACGTCCCCTACATTACCCGCAGTAGGAGATTTCCTGGCAGTCTTACCATTCTCTTGTGGAGTCGCTACAGTAGTGTCTCCTTGCACTGGTAGGTTGGTAGGACCAAAAGGTGCTCCCATAGATGTACCCGAGAATACACCAAACCCAGCAGATTTCTCCTCATCAATTGATTCTTTAGTGATCGTATTCTTAACTTCTTTTAGATTCCTTTGCAGAGCTCCAAAAATAACAGGTTGTTGTGCTTCTTCTCCATCCAGAAAGAAACCGAAAACAGTTTCTCCGCCTACCATGGAACTACTCTCACCAAGGCCACCTTGTCCTCCACCCATATAGGGTGAGGCCATTACATGAGCCCAAGGCAAATCTTTTTCTGCAAGAGTATCACCATCAAATGGATGATATCCAATTATTCTTACTCTACACCTATACGACCATCCTTCTTCGGGATCTGTAGATAAATCACGCCAAACCCGTGGATCAGCAACACGGCCGATCCACCAAATAAAACCGTCTCTGCCGGCATATTCAGTTTTTAGTAAAGAATGGTCGATCATTCATCAGTCCTCATAAACAAGACATTCTGGTTCTGATGGGTTTGTATCGCAATACAATTCTAAAGGTGTTGGATCGTGATGATCACCCGCTTCAATCTCCGACTTATGATGTTCCACATAGTCTTCTAATTCGTGCAGTTCGCCTTCGATATGACGACGTTGTTGTGGAGAGATAGATGCATTGTCTAAAATCTCCTTGTCTTTTTCGATGTGCTTTTCGATACTTTCCATAGTTTGTGTGATGCGGAATACTTATATTCTATATGAATCTCGGACCAAATTCAATGATGTTGTGTTTTGACCACCTGCAACATCAAAGTGATGTCTTAAGCTGCGAATTAAATAATTACCACTCGATTCTTTATCCACAGATTTCTCTTCAGGAGACGATGATGGTCCGACTGTTGGAAAGATAACTTTCATCAATTCCCCAACTTTTAAATTCACATTACATGGTACTACAATATTTAGTGACTGTGTAAACAACAAGTTATATCTAGAAAATGATTTAGCCATATCGGAATCATCCCTACCACTATTTTCAGCAAAAGCCCCAGACTCCATACCTGTATCACCTATCCTAACAAGAATTCTACTTGCAGTGTCTATAATACCGCCTCCTGGTAGTCCCATATTTTTCCCCAACTCTGGGGTATGGTTATCTTTAATTTTATAACTAATGGCACTGAAATTCCAATCTATCGGATTATAGAAATAAGTTAAGTTTGAATATAAACCAACTCTTAAATTTCTAATTATATCCGTATTTTTATCCAAATATGAATGAATAACCTTGAATGTAGAATCTCCTTGACTTATAACACCAGTAGAAGTATATGTTGGGATATCTTTAGTGTCGGCGGATGTCACACTGATTGTATCCTTACACATCGTGTCAATAGACTTAAAATGAAATCCATCTTGATTCTCAAAGAAAAAGAATCCAGATGTTCCAACACCTTCTGCATTAGTTCCAGAACCAGATGTACCTGTAGCCTGAGCAGTGCTTGAAAACGGAATTGATTTTGGTGCCAACCACGTACAAGTATGAAAGGGTTTTTTCTGATTACCCATAAATCCATAAGCGTTTGCAGTAGTTTCTACAAAAATTCTATCGGAAGTAATAGATAATATGTTTTTTAAAATATTTTCTACATGGGTAGAAATGGGAGCTTTCTTAAATCTAGTCCGACATCTTGTAGCTTCATTATCAAAAACTGTTTTCGTTGCACAAGACAGTGTAAAGGTTTCCGTCCCATCCTTTGTAATCAAATCATTGACAGCAGTTACATATAAAGGATTATCCTTATTATATTCCAATACTCCAAGTGCCGTTTGGATTTTCAAATCCAATCGATCATATCCCCTAATAGGCAACTTATGATATAGATTATCAGTGTCAGCACACTTAATATAACATGTAACCGAAGGACTCAGTAAATCCTCAAAGTAATCAATACTTGAAATAGCTCTATTAAAACTATAAGCCTTTTCATTATCTTCACCAGAAGAAGTCAGATATGCTTCGGAAATGTTGATGTTTGCGAGGGAAGAACTCATGATCCTGATAACTGAGTGAGTAAGATTGATTGTGAAATTGAAATAATATCACCACCACCACCATTGATAATACCATTCCCGCCACCGTTGCCGTTAGACATGACATTAGGCATAGATTTATGTCTTTGTGGTAACTGATTGGCAGTGATAATAGTATTATTTACTTTATTTGGTCTATTATACGATGGGTATTGGTTTACTGGAGGTTGTTCACGTTTAGTTGTATCTATTGTTGATGGGGGAATTTGATTCTGATTGGGTTGAGAAGAATTTGCAGTGGAAGAAGGTGCTGGAACTACAGTTGTTTTTGGAGCTGCAGGTTCTGCAGTTGATTGTTCTTCTAGTTTTTTTGCATATGTTACTAATTTACTTTCAAATTCATCTCTAGTAATTCGTTCTCCATTGGGATTGAAGTATTTGTCTTCTTGGGTTCCTAGAATATTTCTACCAAAAACATATGTACCAACTTCAGGAATACGTACTTTTTCATCAACTTTAGAAATATCATGAGATGATTTTAGTTCTTCAATCTGTGTTGCTAACTCTCTTAGTTTCTTTTTAGATTCTACTGCTTGTTCTTGGGTTTTACTATTTTGTGGTATTACCTGTGTTTTTGGAGTAACAGCAGATGGGGGTTCTGCTGAAGGAACTGTTGGGATAGTATTTGTAGGTTGGATAGATGTTGCACTATTTACTTCTGCAAATGGAACTTTATGTAAACCACCTAAGAATTTACTAGACTGAGCAGCATCGTATCGTTCATAAGTTCCTTGTTTATATAATTCCAGATGCAAGTGTGTATCTTTATATTGAGTTTCTTCTCCACCTAGAGGAACGAGAGTACCAATAATTTGACCTCTATCAATTTTATCTCCAGGTTGCACACTTGGATTCATATGCAAGTATCTTGCATCAACATCAAGATCTGGATGATTAATCATTACACCAGCAAGATATGCATCCTTACTAGGATTATATTTCTCATCAATAACTACACCATCCGACATTGCAATAATTGGAGTTCTAGGATTTTTCCTATATGGAGTAGTTTCTGCTATATCAGTTCCATCATGCATTTGACCATTTCGCATTCCAACAGGAGAAGAAACATAATTTCCACCTGGGAATGGGTGCAATCCACCAGATCCATAGTTAGCAGTATTGACTTTACCTGATGTTGGGGTCGAAACTGAAGGTGGAGTTTGGGATGGTGTTGTTCGGCTTGCTAATACTGGAAGTCCTTGAGTAAAAACACCTGCACTAGCAAGAGATCCAAACAGTGTAATAGTCGAAGCAAATTTGGTTACATTTAATTTTTTATTTTCTGTCCATTTACCAGGACCAAAATCATCTGGAGTTCTTGGCGTAAGATTTTTTCCATATGATCTAGTTTGACCCGTCTCTAAAAAATAAATTTGTTCATCTACTTCTTGTGCAACTCCAGTGATCCAATCCCACCACCTTAAATTCTTTTTTTGTTCATACAGGAGTCTAAGTTTTTCTTCCCTAGTTCCAGGAGCCTTTGCTGTTTTCCTTTCATTGGTATTAATTAATTCAGGAACAAGAGCAGGTAACCATGCCCCTGCGGTGCCGAGAATAGTTACAATAGATGCACCTTGCAGCATACGACCAAGCAATGCATTAGTTGCCATACCAAATGGAGACGGCAAACTTAACGCAAATCCGCCCTTACTATTCTTACCTATAACAGACAAATCAATTGTCTTAAGGTATTTCATTCTATTTTTGGAGGGAAACTTAAAGTTCCTCAGTTTAGTGTCGTTACGTCTAATAAACTTACTAAACCGTACAATTGCTTTTTCCGTATCCGCGACAGGACGCCTTACACCTTCCGCTACTGCTCTAATGTTAATTGGTTTAGCCATTATCCGTCAACGATGTTATATACGATTCTTGAATACATGGTGTGGATGTTTCCAACATCAAATGGAACCAGGAAAGGAACTTTGGCTCCTTCAAGATCGGGTTTAATATCATGATCTTGTTGCTGGCTCTGTTGGGTATTGCCCGTATTTAGTGGAATAATATTAGTTTGAACATCATCTTCAGTGATAATTTGTTCTGGAGACTGAGCAATAGTTTTAGAAGCTTCCGATCTTAATTCCGACCCATCAAGAGATGGATTCAATCCAGTTGCACTCGCATAGTTACTATATGATGCGTTATACGTAGCCATGAAATTGGCAGTATTTACGTTTGGTTGACTTCCTCCAGGTAAGGAAGGCCATCCCATATCTACAGAGAGTTTTGGAACAACATCTGACATTAGGTTACCATCCCTAATAGACTGAATCATTCCTTGTTCACCACCTTTTCCACCTTGAATACCATACACTTTGGTCATGTATGATCTCATCATTCTGTCTTGATTTGACTTGGTAAATTTATCCTTATTCAGATCAAGTCCAGCGTCTATTGCAGTTTGTCTATGGAAATCTGGGTGGAATTGATATGCACCAATTGCACCCGTCGTGGTATTACCCTGTCCTTGCATACTCTCACCAGCTTGGAAAGCTTGTTCAATAGTTAGTCCTTCAAGATTGACACCATGATCAATCTGACCTTGAATCGCATTTGCATCACCTTCTCCAGCAGAAACTGCATCCATTAAAGCAAGCATTTCTGGCGCAGCATTTGGAAGAGAAATACCACTACCAGAAGCAGTTCCCATAGGTGTGCTCGTAGGTTGAGCACTGGATTCTGGTTTTAAATTGGTTCCTCCAGAACCTTTAGAGTTGTTGGGATCTGGTATAGTGTTCCCACCTCTAATTCCCTCTAGAATAGAAGAAAATTCCTCAACAGTGGAGTTGAATAACGCAACATCCATATTAGACATTCCAGTCAATGACTGTTGTTGTTCAACTGCTCCTCCAGCACCAGGAGGAGCTCCACTAATTTGTCCACCTTGTGGAGGCGGACCTTCTTTTTCTGCTTTTTGCATCTGATCATATGTGATCTTTGCAGCAAAAGCAGCAGTAACTGCAAGAGCAAGAGTTTTTAATCCACCCAATCCCATCCCAGGAGATTTTGCGGAACCCAAATTCTTAGCAGCACCAGCTAGTTGAGTAATTAACTTTAATATAATATCTCTGGATTGGAATATAAAGTCGAATGTCCTCTGTAGAGGTTGCATTAAACTCATCAAATTCTGTTGGAATCTTTGGAGTTCGTCTAGTCCACCCCTAAAGATTCGGGCCAACAGTTCGTTTGGATCAAACGAATTTACCTGTCTTTCTACTCTTTCCGAGATTGTGGGAACAAGTCTGTTAACTTTATTCTCTACAATCTGATTAATTCTGGTTACATTGATTCCATCAGACTCTTCCTGTGGTTGCAGAGACTGTGAAATATTCTCTACTGCGCCTACAAGTGGAGATCTAGCAGGTTGTACTCTCGAAGATCCCGCAACTCCTGATTTTTGCCTACCTAGGAAATTCCCAGCAACACTAGAATTTTGCCTACCACGACGAAAAAATGCCCCAGGGTTAACCCCAGACATTCTCGGCATTATTCGTGGTGTAATAGGACTACGCATTACGTTTCGATGATTCTATTTGCTTACGTTTCAAATTCTCTTCTTCAATATGCGCTCTTAAGAGACCAACATAAATATCTCTCTCCCAGGAAACCATGTTTTCAATTTCGGTCAAAGAATATTTATGGAACTGCATCAAAGCGAAGTTGATTCTGTAATATGCCTCAAGATCAATATGAGACATTATTAGGCGAAAAAACTCGATAAACCCTCCAAAACGACTGTATTCTCTTTTTTAGTATTGGGATTCATGACTTTGATTTCATGACGAAGTTTAGGCATAGTTTCAAAGAACTTTTCAATTTTTTTGAATTGTTCGGAAGTCAAACTTTCTACCCAATCCCTAAGTTCTTTTTTGGAACATTCGGAAGCAGTCCACATATCCTCTTCAGTATAAACTTGTTCAATACAAGAACAGATAATATCAAAAGATCTTTCCACTTCACTATCATCTCCAGACCTAACACTAAAGTTAGTATCAATGAATTGACCCATAGTTGGATACTTCATTCTAAGAACATACCCCTGACCAAGTTCTAGATCTCGGTTATGATCTGGATGCTTTTCAACTTCAACTTTATCGATTGGGATCGATACATTAATTTTAGTTTCTCCGTCATCACCACAAGTAACGACAATATCTATAGACTCACCTACCGACTTACCACGAATATTCAAGAACAAATATTCAATATCAAAACTAGGTAGATCTTCAATCTTAACTCTGCCGATAACGCATTCTTTTAGAACTTGTTTAACCGCTGTACTAATTTGATTGGTATCCTCACTTTCAAGTGCTAAGATAAGAATCTTTTCTTCTCTTACCAAAAATGGTCTATATTTAATTTTTTTGCCACTTGAGGGCAATACCAATTCGTATTGGGATGTCGTAATCTTTGGTAAAGGCATGACTATTATTTCAGTTCATAAAGGTATTTATTAGGTTATTGGAAACCTATGGTTGTATTGTTGATGTTGTAGTTTCGATTTGCCCGTTTCTTAACCATTGTTGAGTTAAGGTATTTGGACCACTCTGAAACTCTCCAACTAACATTGAATTTTCTTGGTTATTAATAGTTCGTCGTCCTGATTGAATAATTACCTTTCTATCGTATCTCATAGTAATTGATACTTTAAGTAATTGTGCAGCATCATACGAAAGTGGAATACTTTCAATATTTGTTGGGAAAGCATTCACAAAAGCATAGATGATATTATCACGATAATCTCTCTCAAATTTTGTGAGAGAAATCATTCGTTTATATTGTTGTGGATATCTAAATCTATACACTGGTATTTGATCTATTAGTCCTTCATATCCACCAGGACTCCCAGACGTAAGTTTATCAGGAGCATAGATTGGATTCATAAAATTAATCCACTCTTCAAATAATCGAAGCGTCTGATACTCAGAAGAAACATAAAACGTAAATGCAACTTCCATATCTCTTCTAGGACCAGAAAAAGACTCATACATTCCCTGACGATCCCCAAAAACTTCAAAGGGAGCTACATTTGTTCCAGGAATAAATGTTTCCGAACATAAAAAATCAAATCTTTCTGGATTATCTTTTCCAAATACACCTGCGCTGGACAGCCAACCACTTAGATCGGTATCAGCATCTGCTCCACCAGTTTCTGCTAAGTGAAGTGATACTTTATAGTTATTAGTAGTTGCGGGAGATTGTAGTTGTGCAGCAAACGTCCCATCATTTGTTCTTGATTTTCCTGCTTCACCAAGAATACCTTGGAGTTGCTGTATAATTCCCATCTAAATAAATTTATGGTTTTATATACTATGTATATGTCTTATAAGGGAAAATATAAACCAGAACATCCCAAAAAATACAAAGGAGACCCAACTAACATCATTTACAGGTCTCTTTGGGAACGAAAGTTTATGAGATATTGTGATTTAAATGAAAGTGTTTATCAATGGCAATCTGAAGAAATTATTATCCCATACAAGTCCCCTATGGATAATCGTATCCATAGGTATTTTCCAGACTTCTTCATAAAATATACTGATAGGAATGGAAAGAGAAGATCTGTTGTGATTGAGGTTAAACCAAAAAGACAACTAAAGATGCCTGAAAAAAATCCAAAAAGAAGAACAAAATCCTGGGCACATGATGTTCATAATTGGATAATTAATCAAGCAAAGTGGAAAGCTGCAGAAGAATATTGTGCAGATCGTCAGTATGAATTTAGAATCATGACTGAAGATGATTTAGGGGTATGATTGCACAAAGTATCACAGAACAAGCAGGAAAGAAAAGACGCAGTGGAGACTGGTACGTTAATGCATTAGAGCAGGCGTTATCATCAATACAAGATCCCGATATCAGTGAAAGTGATACTGGTGGAGTTGCTGTTGGAGATCTTATATTTTTTCAATATGGTGCAAAATATCCAGAAAAATATGAGTTTTGGGATTTGCAACCACTCTCATATGTTATCGAATTCTATCCCGATGGATTTTTGGGAGCAAATCTACACTACATAAATCCAGATTATAGAGACGCAGTTGCAAGAAGCTTGATAAATAGTAAAGGCGGTGTAACTGTACCCAAAAACTCCATACATAGATATTTGTTTTCTGGTATAGGCAGTTTATACAAAATTCCAAAGAGTGAAGATTGGGGTGATATAGCGCTTCTACCAACAGAAAAGTTTATTGACAATCGTGGTATGAAGTATCCCAAGCATAGAGCATACTCTTGGAGTAAGTAATGGCAGAACAGAAACTAAAAGTAGATCCCCCAATTACCCAAGTTGTAGATGGAGTAACAGTAGGATACGAAGTTGTTGTAACAACAAGTTCTAGTGGTGCTTTCGGGAATAAAAAAGTAATTTCTGATGTAAGGGCATATCCAGTTGATGACAATAATCAAAGATTAAAAGGCGCTAAACAATTATATAGAAATGGTATTTGGTCAAAAAATCAAATTACTACACTTTCGACAGAACAACAATCCGATTTCCATAAACGTATACAAAGACAAACCCTAAAGTTTGCAAGTAATACGAACACTACTAGTCCCCAGTGGGCTAGAATTGAGGGGTCAAATACAAATACTCCGCCTACAGCAACTGCAACAGAAACAGGTAAAGCTTCTGGACAAAATACAACTGTGAATGGCGCAAAGAATATCGTAAGCAATGTGATTGGAGGCATTGAGGGTATTAGCCAGCTCGCTAGCGAGATTCAAAAGGGCGGACTGTATTCTCAAATAGATAAATTTAGTATGAGTAGTGGATCATTTGACACTAACTCTGATACGCTTATATTGAAGGATTATTCTGGATATTTGAGATATCCACTGGGTGCAAATAGGAATCAAGATACATTAAAAATGACTTGTTTTCGATATAGATCTCCGTATCGTGATGCTATTGAAAGTGGTAGTATCGGAAATATCAAGAGGAACAGTCCATTCAGAGAAAGATTGGGAACTATTGAATTACCTATGCCAAATTCTATAGTGGATACTACTTCTGCTGGATGGGAAGTTGATTATATGAATGATATAACAATGTCGGCTGCTAACAAGATTCAAGAAAGCGCCATTCAGTATGGTGCTGCAGCAGGGCTTCAGGGACTTGGTGTACCTGGCGCTGGTACAATATCTAAACTTGCACTCATCGGAAGCATGTATTCGGGAGCAGCGAAGGATTCTGGATTAGGAGGATTATTGGGAGCAAATGTTGTTAGTATGTTAGGGTCAAATTTGGGATTTGATATTCCTGCAGACCAAATCCTCTCTAGGGGTGGTGGAATTGTAAGTAATAGTAATGCAGAATTATTGTTTAGGGGAGTAAGACTAAGGAGATTTTCATTTAATTATAGTTTAGTTGCTCGAAGTGACCAAGAAACTAGAAGTATTACACATTTAATTCGAGCATTCAAACAATGGAGTGCTCCAAGAAAGTTAACTGGGGATGTTGCAGAAGGTTCACAGGTGCAAGCTGGTGGATCCTCACTATTCTTGGGTACTCCAAATATATTTCAATTGTCATATATGACAACGGAAAATGGACAACGTTTAGTAAACAAACACGTACATAAGTTTAAAGCTTGTGCATTAACGAAGTTCTCCGTTAACTATTCGCCAAATCAGCAATGGTTATCTTATGAAGGCGGTGCTCCTGTAATTTTTAATTTACTCTTTGAATTTGCAGAACTTGAACCTATATACAATACAGACTATACAAATAATATTCCAGGAGGCCGTCAAGCGGATCCGTTAGGTGGCACTGGTTCTGGAGATTTGATGCCCATCCAAATTTACGACGTAGGTTACTAATGGCAGGTTATTTTTCATATCTACCAAATATTAGATACTTATCAAGATCTTTAGATAGAAATTCTATAGATGAAACTAGTGATGTAAAAAATCTTTTCAGAAGAGCTCGTATACGAGAAGACCAATCAAATGTAGTATATGCATTTAATGAATACTATATTCCTGGAAATATACGACCAGATCAACTGGCCGAACAGGTTTATAACAATTCCAATTACGATTGGATTATCTTAATGGCAAATAATATTATCGATATTCGTAATGAATGGCCTATGGATGATGTGACTTTCCAAAAATATTTACTTGCAAAGTATAAAAAACAATCGGAAATTGCATCTGTTCATCATTATGAAACTACTGAGCAATTAGATGACTTCTCAAGAGTTGTTGTTCCTGCTGGATTAATAGTAGATTCTAATTTTGATATGTCATATTTGGAAAGAAACTTAGATAGACAAATAGAAATTAGTTATAGTAATATAAATTCGGGAGTTCCTGAAGCAACTACAGTAGATGATAATGGATCTGCGAGAGATAGTAACGGAAACATCATTGAAAATTTGAGAGTAAAAGCCATTACCAATTATGAGTATGAGACTAATGTCAATGATCTTAAAAGAAATATTATACTTCCCAAGAAAGAATACATAGCAACTTTCATCTCAGACCTTGATAAGATAATGACTTACGATACAAGATCTTCAGAAACTATTGATTCTAGAACAAAATCCGTATCTAATTCTAGACTTACTGGATAAAATTATTTTCCTCTAACCATTGAAGAGTCATTGGAGTGGGGTCATAGTCGGACCACATAGTACCTGCAGCACAAGATTGAAGTGCTTTAAGAGTCATGCCTTCAGTTTTACCTGCCCAGGTTGCTTCCTTCTCCCAAGGAATAGCAGCGGGTTGTAATACATATGCTCTACGTGCCATCTCTTGCCACATCTCAGGAACAGAATCCTCAGGCATAATGATTGCAATCATACTGTTATCAATGGTGCCGGCCATGCAGTCTTGTGCAGCGTGCCATCCTTCATGACGCATTACACTCATCAATACATGAGGACGATGCATAAATGTTTTATTCAGAAAGAAATTATTACTGACAGTATGATAGACACCACGATGTCCTACTGGAAAATACTTCTCATCCGCTAGAAACACATTGACTCCGACCTGATTGAGAGAAACGAGCATGTTGTTGAACTCGTTTGCAACAGGATAAAAATCGTCAGTATTAGGATACTCACTAGAAACATCCAAAAGACTGAAGACCTCTTTAACTTCATCCTTACACTCTCTGAGTAACATACATCCCATCGAATGATTGGTATAGTAATCATTCTCGGTAATAGGATCGGCCTTGGTGGGAAGTGTTGTTACTTGTGCAGCTCCAAGTAGAATCCCTGCAATAATATAATTCCACATAAAAAAGGGATCATAAGACCCCCTCAGTATATCACTTTTAAATTTTACTGTCAATAAGGTTTACGATACCGTAATAGTATAAATAATTGAAAATTGTCTTTGAACTATGGACACTAAGGAATATATTCTCTTTTCAGAGGCATATGCTGGCATATACACTGAAAATCAAATTGAACCTGAAGGTGAGGTAATTTCTGAAATGCCAGAAATGAAGCATGTCAGAACTGCATCTGATGGACAAAAGAGATACTCAACAAAAGATGATGGTCGTCATCAACGTGGTGTAAGTCCAGATGGAAAACCTGGTGGTGTTAACGTTGCAAAAACAACTGGACCTGCTGGTGCAGCAATTTATAATACTGTTAGAAAAGTAAAAAATAAAATCTTCGGTGAGGATGTTGATCTATTTGAACTTATCAAGGATTTCCTGACGAGTGAAGGGTATGCTAACGATGAGAAATCAGCACTCGCTATCATGTCTAACATGAGTGAAGAGTGGAGAAACGATATCATCGAAAGCATTGAGAATGATCTATCCGTCGTAGAACAAAAAGCAACTGCTACTGATGGTCACGGTAATACATACCGCGATTACAACAATGATGGACTGTCTGACAGACAAAAAAGAATGAAAGAATTTGGTGCCAAGCGTGCTGCTATGTTAGTTAAAGGAGTCTAAGAAGACTTATTCTTCCATTCACGCATTCCTTTGACCTCTACTCCACGATTGATCATTGACATCATGGATTCTTGTGCGGAAATCATATCGAAGTAAGTAGCAACTCTGTTGTTACCCCATAGAACATAATCAACGCACCAAAATCCATGAATCAATGGATCAAGTACCCTAAGGGTGCGGTTCATGAGTCCTGAAATAGTTCTCAATTGCTTCAATGCGTTCTTCATTGTGTGCAATGATATCAAGTTGCTCTTGAATTGCAGCAAGTACATCAGGATGTTCACCGATACCCACAGGATTGTGGAGGTAAACTTCTACGTTTGCTTTTGCCTTTTTGATACTACCCTCAGCGTCGGCGCGAAGGGCATCAAGAATATTGTTTCTAAGATCGCAAGACATTTATCAATCCTCAGCAAGTTTTTGGAAGTATGAAAGTGCATCATCTGCATCTTCATCTGTTTCTTCAGTTGAAGCAACTGCTGCACGACCTTCACTAAGATCTTCAAGAGTTTCTTCTTCTACTACTTCGGGATCAGGAGCACGAAGTTGTTGTTTGCGTCCAAGAACGGCATCTAGACGTTTCTTCAGAGCATCATAAGTTTTGAACTTATCATCAGAAGTAAATTCACTGAGATCAACAACTTGATTGTAGATAACTTCTAGTTCAGTATCATCCTCAAGGAGAGGTTCTACACGACCAAACTCAGAAGAATCATAGTTCCAATAACCAGCAACCTGTTTGATCTTCAACTTAAAGTTAGCACCCTTCCAGAAATCAAATGGATTGATGGGCTCTTCATCTTCAAACTCGGGTTGCATTGATGCGGTGATCTTATCAAAGATCTTCTTACCGAATTTATAGAGGAAGACTTTACCTTCGTTGTCGGGATTTGATGCATCCTTTACTACATACACGTTAGCATAGTAGGACAGTTTACGCTTCTGTTTACGTGCAATTTCTTTGTCTGATTCATTGCCACTATTCCAGAGACTACGATTCAGTTCTCCAACAGGATCATCTTTACCAACGGTAGTCAAGGAGTTTTCAATATACCAACCACCAGGACCTTGGAAGGCATGAGACCAGACCTGATTCCAGGGAAGTTCGCAATTAGTGTGTGCAGGCAAGAATCGGATCACGGCATAACCGTTACCAGCTTTATCTACAGATGGTTTCCAAAGACGATCATCACCGCCACTACCCTTTTCGTTGAGTTTCTCCACCTTTTTCATCA